GAATTTATTTCACATAAAACATAGGCATTATTATATTCTTTGGCCAGACGATAAATTACTGATGGAAAAAGTAATGGAGCAATATTATTGTCTTTATATTTACCTACCACTCGATAGGGTACTTGTGTCACATCAATAATAGTGAATGCCGAATAATCACCACCAACACCTTTGGCAATATCTACTACCATAGTATAGATATGATCAGGTTCTTTCATTTCATATAAATCTAATCCATCAGAAGTATAAATTGGTGGATTATAAGATAATTGGGCAATAATATCAGAACTAATTAACGTATTAGTTGATCCCAAAAATTGACAATTATGATGTACAAATCCATTAGCAATATATTTATTATTTTTTACTACATTTAATGGATCATATAAAAGAGTATTTTTGTTATGTTGAATATCAACAATATTTTTATTAAAAATTTTGTTGTTTATATTTAAAGTTTTAGCAACAATTTCTTTATTATTATCAATAAAAACATGATTATATGACGTTTCTATTGTAGAATTATCATCAAATGTAAATTTAATAGAATCTTTATTTGATACTAAAATACCAGAAAAATCTGAAAAACCATTCGGAGTTAAAATTTCATATTTTGTGTTTTTTATTATTTTTTGCATATTCTTCCCGCTATCCATCCAACAGGTTGCATATCAGCAATAAACATTTTAGAAATTACTCCATTATTATACCAACAATGTTTTTTATTTTTCTGAAAAGTTTTTCTTCTTAATTTTTCTTTTTCTGATAAACATTTCCCTAAAGTAAAACCATCTGGTATATTATCGTTTGGTTTCAAATATAAATTAATATTATTGTTTGTATACCATTTTCCAAGTAATTTTGTTCCTTTTTTTCTTTGTGATATTTTTAATTTAACATCATCTCGTTTTGAACAATTATTCTCACCCAACAACCAGGGTTTTGGCTTTCCTCTGGTTGCTATTGAAACCTTTTCACCAAAACCACTTGGTTTTGGTTTTCCTTTATTTGAAATAGACACCCTTTCAAAATGCTGTTTCTTTTTTTCTTCTGATTTGGTTTTATTATAATTATTTAAATTCTCTATGTGTTGTTTTTGTTTCTGAGAAAGTATTCTTCCTTTTATCCAACCAGTCGGTATTTCTTCGTCCGATTTAAAATATTTTTGTTCAATTGAATTATTATATAAAATACCTTGGGATTTTCCTTTTTTTGCACTAGAAATTTTAGCGCGAATATCATCATCCATTATTATACCACCAAAAGAATCGTTATTCGATTTATTCAACCACATATCAGGATTATTTTTTCTTATTTTTCTTAAAACTTTAGTTTCCCAATTTCTCGCTTTTTCTTTTGTATCAAATTTTTTTCTTATTTCTACAATATCAGGATATCCAAAATTAACAATAAAATCTTTAACATAAGTTGAAGAAGACCAATATGTTGTCCCTAAACTCAATTCATCAACATTATCTTTATATCTAACTCCATAATAAAATTTATTATAAGATTTCCAACCTAATAGATATGTGAAATACATAATTATATATTCTCAAGTTCTAATAATTTAGAAAAATCATCTAATCTTAAAGTACAAATTTCACCAGTTTCTTTGTCTCTAAGTGTTATTTCAGAATCACCAGCCAAACATAAAATTTCTTGATTAAATTTAATCTCACCAAGCAATCTTTTTTGTTCTTGTGCCCACTCTTCATTTCTACCAGGAACTTGCCAGTATGGTACATGAATTGGATTAAAATCATTTCTGCCCTGTTCTGCATCATTCCAGAATTTCCAAAAATGATTATATCCCATTGGAGTAGAGGTTAAAATAATCTTAGAAGTTTTACCAGAAGAAATTACAGGATATGTAGCAGCAAAAAATTGTTCGGCAATATTATTTGGTATAATCGCCGCCTCATCGACATATAGTAAAGAGCAATTGTGATTGATGACTCCATTACCATAATAATTATGACAAGAACCAACATTAAACAAATCATAAACTTGTAATTGTTGATGTTCTTCAATATCAACAACCATTTTATCAGAAAGAATATCAAAAACTTCTAAATTTTCTGCAAATTCCCAATAAGAATTTTCTACTAAAAATCTATGATCATGTGTACATATAATATGTGTACCATCATCAAAAACAATTTTTAATGTAGGTCTAATTCCTTGGTCTAATATAGACTCAAATTCAACAAAACCATCGGTAGATAAAACTTTCATGATATCTTTTGTCTTTTTGGTGGTCCCTGTAACCACCAACCTTCTGGTTGAAATCCTTCAACAAACATTTTATATTCAATTCCGTTTGTATAACTTTTTTTCCCTGTATTATATCCAGAAAAATCAATTATATAATCAGAAGGAATTTCTTCTATAGAATTAAAATATTTAACAACACCTGTTATTTTATGTTTTGCGGCTTTTTTTCCTTTTATACTACTAATTGAACCTTTTTTACTATCACTAATATTTTTACATGCTTCGGCGCTTCTTTTCATACCACGATGTTTTTCGGCTGTTTTGGCTATTTTTTCTGGATTTTTATTTATTTTTTCCATTCTTAATGCATGTAATTCTGGGTTATTTTCTACCCACAATTTAGTTTTATTCACCCGATTTTTAATATGTTCGACACTTTGTTTTGAATTTAAAAATCTAGCAGAAACTTTATTGGAAAAATCCAGTTTCCTTTGTCCATACTCATCAATCCAAGTTAAATATTTAGAATATCTATCAATTGCCAAAGAATTTCTTTCTTCGTCGAGAATTTTTATTACACCCTCATAACATAATCTATATATAAACATTCTAACATTCTTAGCAGGTACTTTAAACATATTAAATTCTGGACTGTGTTCAAAATCAAAATACTTACAAATTTCATTATAACCTTTATATTCAATACCCGTTTTCGTACACATTATTTTTGATTGGTAGGTAGGTAATCCATTTTTATTTCGTGTTTCTTGAATTTTTTGTAAACTTTCTGGTGTATGTTTTTTACCATAAAACCCACAATTTTCACCATATAATATACATACATTTCCACCAAGAGATAAATTATATGTTGTTTTATCTAAAGTAAAATCTTTATTGACAATAGTTTTTTCATATTCTTCGGCCTCTTTTTTATTATCAAAAACTTTTAATATTTCTTGACAAAAAGATTCTGGACCATATTTTTCTATGGCAGATTTTATTAATTTACCAGAACCCATATAACCATCTTTAAAAATTGACCCAACACCAATATAATCAGTTTTAATTCCACAACCATCAATAGTATGAAAACCGACATATATTTTATCATTTTTTAAATTGGTTATTTTATATATTGCATAGTATTTGTCCATAATATCATCGTCTATATTATTTAATACATTTTCTATTTCTATATAATAAATATCTTCATTATCTAATTCAACACAAATTTTAGTATCCCCAACAACACAAGATTTAGAACGCAATCCGGCAATAGAGGTTGCAGAAGTTCTAACTTTAGATCCATTTTCTAATTCAATATCCCCCTTATTCCAGGTTTTAATTCCTTGCTGCATCCATAACGGTAAATTTTCATACATTAATTGATATCGAGCCAAAGTTTCCCTGGCATTTTCATCCTTATTAGCAACAACAGCCACCGTTTTATTTGATTGAAATAGAGTATACCAAAGAATGTAGGCAGCAGATGTGATGGTATTATGTGACAAAATATCATTGGTATAATAAGTATGTTCTTCTGAATCAACAGAAAAATCATACATATTTTCTGTATAACCAAGATTTTCTACTTGAATAACCTTAGAACTTCCTTGTTTGGTTTTTATGAAACACCCCAAAGAATCCTTGGCATACACTTCATTATTATTTTCATCCATTAAAATGTGAGTGTCAGCACATTTTAATGTTAATCCATTGTCAAGAACAATAGAATACACTTCATATTCTATTGTCTTATGAATTTGTAAAATATCAACCCAACCAGATTCGGTTTCGATCTCCCATTCTTCAGGATCAATGTCGATAGAATCTACAAATTTTCGTTCTATTACATCAGATAATTTAAGCATTGTTGAACAATTAAATCTTTATTTCTTTTATAATCATTTTCATTCACATGCAAAACCTCAAAACCACTTTCTTTTAATATGAGATCTCTATCTAATTCTCGTTGCTGGTTACCGTGTCCAATTTCACCGTGCCAATAAACACCATCAAATTCAATAATCTTATTTTTACTGATATCAATAAAATCTGGTAATACAACTTTATCAGACAATAATAAACGATATTCATTATTTATATTATCTGGACATTTATTTTTGGTGGCATTTAATTCTGCAAAATAGATATTGGATAAATCACTCAATTTTTCAGCAATTTTCCAAAACAATTCTTGTGATATTTTAGAATAATTTGATTTTTTATAATTTGTATGCCATTTATATTGTCTTTCTAACCACCTAAGTTTTCCTTGTTCTTCACCATATTTTTCAATACATTTTTCCAATGAAAAAGTTGTCTGTCTTTTGCTTAGTGCAATTTCGGCATCTTCTTGTGAATATCCACGAGATAAATAATATTCAATTTTTGTAGTATCATTATTATTATCTACACGAGATTTTGCTGCCTTGGCAACCAATTTTTCTATTTTTTCATCAGATTCATAATTAATAAAATTTTTACTAAATGGAGAAAATTTACCATTATGATTATAGCCTGGATTTTTTTCTCCACAAACAGAATCAATCAATTGTTGTGATTTGGTTCTACCATATTTTAATTTATATTCTTCATTTGTTATATTGTGTAATTTGTTGACGTGTCCAGAAATGTCGGGGGATCTTAGACCACAAATTGCGCATTCAACAAAAATGTATGGGTCCGTACCATCAGGATACTTGACTAAACTGGCCCGCAAAGAATACTCATTCTCATATTTTCTTTTGTGGTTTAATCTGCACTCGGAAGAACAAAATTTAGTATTGTGGTGTCCAGAAAATTCTTTGCCACAATAATCACATGTCTTTTTTACAATTGTCATAAAAATCACCTATACTAAGTTCAACTATTTGACCAGTCTTTTTGTTTTTAGTTCTACACTTAACATCACTTGCCAAACACTTACCACTTTGACGCCCCACCATAAAAATTGTCATTCTATTATCATTATATGATTGTAATACTTTCTTTTGATAATCATGTAACTTAAATGGTTGAATACCATGGTCTAATGTTACAATATGACAATAATTTTCTATGAAATAAATATAATCCTCAGAACATTTTTTAATTTCTAAAATTTGTTCGGCAGTATATTCAATAGGAACTCCAACCTTTTTCAGGTTTTCATTCCTCATATAATTAATATCTTTTTTAATTGCCATTTTCTATTGTTTTTGTTTGATTATCTTTAATTAAATTCAACAATTCTTTGGTGGAACCCACAAAAACTGCTTGATTAGCATAGATATCACCCGAAGACGAATGCCTACTGTCTTTTGGTGACAATAATTCAGATTTGCGTTTTTGTATTTCTAACAAATCTTTATTTAGATCAGAAATGTTTTTAATAAAATTAGCCGCCACTTCAAAAGCACGAGGATGTTCTGATTGTGTTGCTATATATAAAATTGAATCAATTGCTCGATGTCCTTTTACAATAAGTTCCCGAATATTTTTACGAGCAAATTCTGAATCTGAATCTAAACTAGATTCTGTGGTTTCTATAAAAATGGAATTAGACGTATCACTAACACAAGAATAATCTATTTCAGTAGTATTTAATTCTTCTTGTAATGGAGATAGATCAAATAATTCTTCAAAATCTTTTTCAAAAGTTTTCATAAAAAATATTATCCATATTCTATAATTGATTCAGAGTATCCATAATCGTCATCTGGTTCTGCATCTTCTGGGTCAGGTTTTACAATAATCATTACATTCTTGGTGGGTGCATCTTTAGAAGATAATACTGTATATTTTGCATTAGTATAATTACCAATAATAATATCATTGGGTTCTAATAATTGAGTTAATTCTCCGGCAACTAATAGACCAGTAGAATTATTGGCATAATATATAATTTTTCCTTTTGTGGTTTTATTAACTACAGTAAACATTTCAGATATAGCAAATGTACCAAATCCATTAGCCACATCAACATAAACTTCTTGGGCTTCTTTGGTTCTATTATCAGTGTAAATATTAATATAGGCACCACCATAACCTCCTTGTCCATCTGGTCCTCCTACATCAGACCACATACCAATTAACCCAGGAGCATTTGATGTTACGGGAGGAAATATGAATCCCTTGGCCGTAAAGCTTAAATCCCAGATAATTAATCGAGTGGTACTTAGATCTCCTTCATAATCTACTTCAGTGGTCACCGAATTCAATAATATAGGCATATTATAAGTTCGATTCATTTCTGGATTGAAATCTACCACTACCGTAAAATCGGGTGAGAAAAATGGTAATATTTGTTCTACTATTTGTGTACCATCTTCAACATTTCTGACATAAATGGAGAGCGTAAAATCAAAATTATAGGGTACAGGTGCATATTGGGTTTTTAATCCTTCTTCGGTAGAATACTGGAAATTATTTAATGTGGTTAATTGTTTTCTACTAGGATCATAAGATATGCCATCTAAATTAAATGACATTCTAGGCAATGTTAGATTTATAGATTTAGTTAAATCCGGATCAGATAATATACGAGTAATATATTTTTCTTTAGGTGCATAAACTAATGGTACATTAGTGGTATGAAATTGTGTTCTGGCTTTATTAAAACGCACCACTTGTAAATCATTAAATACCGTACCAAAGGCCACTACAACTTTACGTAATGTTCTGTGAGTAAAAAAAGCATTCCCTAACATTAGACACTTCCAAACGGATTTTGATCAGTAAAATCTAATATATCATCCGATTCCAGTTGAATGTTTTTGTTATCAACCACATCTTCAAAACTATAATCCATAGATGGCATTTCACTATAGGTATTGGCTATCCAACTAGCACCAGAGGTATTTCCGGTTATTGTACCAGAAGTAAATGTTCCAATTACTTGAATAACATCCAAATATTTACCTACCGTATTAGCCGAATAAACTACCGCAGAAGTATTTCCTTGATGTACAGTCTCATTATTAATAAAACAACCAGAACCAGACGTTAAATAAATTCTGGATCTGGTATAATTATCTCTAATTTGACTATCTATTTCATCTATTCCAGTATATATAATTTCATTTGAAAAAGTAAACTGTTTTAATTTTAGGGCATAAACATAAACATTACCAGATCGACCACGACCCAAAGTATAAAACATAGCCTGATCATTTTCATGTTCAACAAAAGTTATTTCAAAGAAATTTTGAATTAATGGAATATAGATTAAATCTCCTTCTCGTGGTCTAATTAAACTTTTTACTTCCAAATTAAATCGTTTACGAGAAACCAATAATGTCAATTCATCTCTTATTTCTAATCCAAACTTAGAGATAAAGTCTCCTTCTCCATCCATTCCAGTAACATTTTCCAAATACATTTCAACAGTATGGGCCGAACGATATTCTTTTAGTGTATCCTCGCCATAAATCAAATCAATTTCATTGTCAGAACGCACAGACCTTGGTATATAATATACATCCATACCTGTAATTTGTATGCATTCCACCAACAAATCTTCTACTAAATTTTGCTCAGAAGTAATGTATGTTGGATAGGGATTAAAAAATGAGTTGGTTGCCATATTAACCAATAAACATTTCTGCTGGCATTAATGTTAAATTCATGGCATCATTTTCTAAATGTTGAATTTCTTCTTTGGCTTCTTCCATTAAAGTTTGAGCATTTAAAGTAACACCACCAGGCATTTGTATGTTAGAATACTTTGACATATTCATTGCCCACTGATATTTAATTTTAGCAGTGGCATACGATTTCATAAATTTACTATTCCACACATCTGCCATACCCACAATAGTCATTGCAACACCGCTTGCAGTTGTTGATGGAAAATCTATTACCGTTAATTCTGTAGGAGATAATATTTTATTAACTTGTATTGGTTCATCACCAAAATAAACAATATCTCCTTCTAAAATTTCCTGATCAAATATAGTTCCTGTTCCAATAATCGTTTTTGAAGAAGTATCTAGTGCTACAGTACCAGTAAGATTTAATGTATCCGGATTTAATTTTCGATAACATTCAATGACAACATATTCACCAACACTAACATCTCGTGCCCAATCTATATCTAGATATAATTTATTCAAATTTGAATTAAATCTAAATTGCGGGGTACCAGAAAATAATAAATTAAGGGTTCTTATATGTTGCATAGTTATTTCATATGAAACATAAGAAACAGAAGTGAAATCATAAAGATCATGAAGTCTTAATTGATATCTAAGATCAAACATATTAACCGAAGAATTAGAATCATCAAAAGGAAATACCCCAGTCACAAAAGATACAACATCAGGACAATAAATCCATTGTCTATCTATATCCCGTTGTGTAATTTGATGCTTCATATAAATTTTTTCAGTACCTTCATAATGATATAAACCAAAAAATTCTAATGCATCATCTATTCTATCATTTAATTGATCAGTAGAAACATTAACTTGTATTACAGGATGTCCCAATCTTCTTAAACAATAATCAATAAATTGTTGTCGAGTGGTTATTTTTCTATTAGCCATTTTTAAATATTTATTTAGAGTTATATAAACTATTTATACTTATTTAATGTATAATTTAATTTAGTTAAATCTGCACAAGTATATCTTTGATAACTCATTTTTAAATTTTCTGGCATTGGAATTTCTTGTATTTCTCCGCCATAAATATCCTTAATTTCTTCTGCTACGGTTTTAAAAGATTTTGGTATTCCTGTTCCAATATTCCAGATTCCAGATTCTTTAATATTTAAAAATTTAAATTGTATATTCAATACATCATTTACATGAATAAAATCTCGTAAATAATTTTCTGATCCTTCAAATATTTTTATAATTCCAGTATCTTTAACTTGTTGTCTAAATGTATGATATGGACTCGCTTGATTTCCTTTATGTTCTTCTCCTTTATCACCATAAACATTAAAATATCTAAACCCTTGCACTGGAATTTTCCAATGTTTATGTCTAATATATCTTTCAAAAAGATATTTGCTCCACGCATAAGGAGTTTTAGGGTCTGGATTTGCAGTTTCTTCAAAATCTGTTCCTAAACCATAAATTGAAGCAGATGAAGAATATTGAAAATGTATATTCATATCATTACACAAATTTAATAACCAAACACTAAAATCATAATTTTGATATAATATTTTTTCTACATCCGTTTCTGTCGTAGAACTGATTGCACCAAAATGTAAAACAGCATCCACATTTTCAATATGAAATAATTCAGTCATTCTTTCATGATCATTCCAATCAAAAGATGACCATACCATGTGTCCTAATTTTGGAGCAAGTTCTAATGCATGTGAACCAATAAAACCTTGTTGTCCAGTAATTAACAAATTCATATATATTTTATAACCTCTTTTGGTTCAATAAAAACTTCATCCCTATATGAAACCAAATCCCAAAATAAAAATTGATTGGGCATAAAATATTTTTCATTTTTTAATAAATTAATATTTTCAGAATGTCCAAAAATTTTTGGACTTGATTGACCAAAAATTACAATACCAGGTTTTTTCAAATCCCAACAAAAATGCTGAAAAAAACTATCTACAGCAATCCATGTATGACAGTTTAAAACCAATTCTTTTAAAGTAAATAACGACAAATTTTTTCTAAAATCGTCTACTAATTGTTCTTCCCTATCTACTCCAATCTGAATTATAGGATATTCTATCAATGAAATTAATTCTTTCCACCATTCTGTTTTAGGACATTTTGGACTAATATTACCATTAAGAAGTTTTTTAGACCATGGTGATATTAAAATATATTTACTCATTTTATTTTATATATAATTTTCTAAAAGCATTTTCAAGTGAATCATTCCATCTCCATTCATCCATTTTTTTATATAAATTCCAAGGTTCCAAATCAACAAATAATTCTCTGGCTTCTCCTATAGATCTACCAGGAACGATTTCAGGATAACAACTAAAAATTATAGGATTTTCTATTTCGTTTAATATATGTTTAAATACAATATGATCACCCATTCCATTATCTAATACAACTATCGTTGGCTTTTTTCCTTCTAAGAAATAAGAAAAAATTTCTTCGTCGTGATTATAACAACGCTGATTGTTATCAGATCTAATTCCACCCGAAGGCATTTTTAAATGCCATGTAATTGAGTTTGGTACTACTAATAATTTATATCCTTTTTGATATAACCCATAAGTAAATATAGTTTCTTCTCGATGTGCTTTTTTGGATAATTCTAAACAATAATCATTAATACCAGCACGATATAAAAAAGAACAATGCAAATGTTCAACTTCTAATAACTTTGACTGATCAATCCACTGTAAATTATTATGAGAATAAATATCAGAAATCTTTCCTGAAAATTTTTCATGTAAATCAAATTTCATTGATGGTGTTATAATCGCACCACCAATAGCTCCAATATCATCATCAATATAGAAAATTAAATTTTCTAATACAGTAGGTTCTGCAAAGGTATCATCATCTAATCTCCATACCCAATCATATCCCATTTTATTTGCCATCTCATGATTATGATGTTGTCCTTTTTTCTGTCCGTATATAACAGACCATTCTATACCTTTGTTTTCCAATAATAAAAATAATTGATAATAAATAGGATTATTTCTTAGATCTTCCGGCTTATCATTATCATCAAAAATAACTAATTTATCAGGTAAACGTGTTTGTGAAATAACCGATTGAATTGCTAATGGTAATGTTGTATGATATCTACCTTTGGTTGAAATAGAACAAAGAATTTTCACTATTTAAAAGCCTCTACATTCAAAAATATATGTACTGTATCGCTCATAACATAATTAGAAGATGGCATCAATCGGTTTACTTGTTTAAATCCAGCCCAACCCAGATTTACTCGCAATTGTTCTTCAGTAAATAAAAATTTGTGGGTTTGTCCAGGAACCCAAGGATGAGCAAAGAAATGTCCATATAATGAAATTCTCCATTCATCTAACGGTCGTGTTGGAATCCCTTCAACAAAAGATCTACAAGTTTCTAATAAATCTGGCGTTTCTAAATGCAATCTTCCACCTGGTTTTAATACGCGATACCATTCTTTAAGAACTTCTTGAATTTCAAAGAAATGAAAATGTTCTATAATGTGAAATGCCTTAATTTCATCCACTGAATTATCTGGATATGGAATCTTTTGTACATCAAATCTAACATCACATTTAGCATCTTCTGGTGCATATAAATCTATATTGATAAAATCATCATTATAATCATGCCCACATGCTAAATGTAACTTTAATTTAGATAATAAATCATATTTTTCTTCAAGTAAAGATACCTTTGAATTTCCAATTGCAGCTTGTCCGTTATTCCTAACCAAATATGTTACTGTTGGTTTATCAATATTTTTAAATCTATAATTATCTTTCCATAATCTGATCCACATATCCCAATCTTCAATTGAATCTAATTTAGAATCAAAGGATTTTTCATGAAAGCACTCTGATTTAGCCACCACACTAGATATCCAAATAAAATTATTATGTAATAATTGTTTACCAATAAAGATATCTGGAACAGGAATATTAACTGGAACCACAATATTACCAGATTCATCCACAAAATTTGGTTTTGAATAAACGATATCTGCGTCTTTTAAATATTCTAAGGCAATTTCTAAATGATCATTAGACCATATATCATCTGAATCTAAAAAGGCAATGTATTTACATCCATCATTTATTGCTTTTTCTATGAGAAAATTTCGTCCATAACTTTGACCATGCTGTTCTTTAGCACAATAATAATTAAAATCGTTATCTTCTAATAATTCATTTATATCTTCAAATAATCCATCGGTACTTGCATCATTATAGATATAATGAACCACATTATCTATTGTCTGTGATCTTACTGAATTTATCGCATTAAATATATGTTCTATATCATTATGTACTGGGGTGATAACACCAATTTTATATTCATTTTTCATTTTATTTTCAATTCTCCACGAATCATTAAATTTATTAGCTAATTTTATACTATTTTGTAGAAAAATATTTTTCCAATCTGGAACCAATGCTTTATCATGAACAGTTCCTTCTCCATAATGGTATATGGGGAAATCACCAGAAAAATATTTTTCATCAATTGGTATTTTATCACATACTTCATTTATTTCATAACCATTTTGTTGCGCCAAAATACAAAATTCCATATCTTCACCAGAACCAGTTCCGTATTCTTCATTAAGGTATCCTATGGTATCAAAAACTTTTCGATGAATCATTACGCAAAAAAATACTGCATAATAATGCTTCATTATATAAGAATAATCTTTTACCACACAACTTATACCACATCTATCATTGCTGATAAAAGGTGATTCAAGAAGTTTTAACCAAGTATTAAGTTTTTGCGGTATTAAAACACAATCATTATTTAATAATACTATTTTATCACAAGAAGCGGCTTTTATACCTGCATTAGTAGCTTTTGGATATCCTAATGCTTTTTCTGACCAGACAATTTTTAAGTTTGGTACGATTGATGATAAAGATTCAAGATATTCTAGTGTATTATCGGTGCATCCATTGGCGGATATAATTAATTCTATTGAATTTAAATCAGAATATTTTATTATAGATTCAATGCATGGTTTTAATAAATCATCACAATGATTATATGTAGGAATGATAATACTGTATCTTAAGTTTTTCATAATAAATGTATAAAAATGTTAAATGTTTATGCTGCTCCAACTAAAGCTCCATATACTTGACTACTAACCTTCCACAATTCAATCACAGTGTATTTGGTTGTGTCTAGTGTGGGTGCTGAACCACCAACCCATACTACTCCAGAAGTACCAAATGTTGTATCTGTCCATGCTATTGTATATCCAGAACCATCTAATACCATTAGTGTTACACTTTCACCGGCTGCAAAGTTTGTACCTTTAGGAGTACGATTATCACCCAATGTAATTAATTGAATAGTTCCATTGCCAGGGTCAATTTCAAATGCAGCCCCATCAGTTATAGTATAGACATCTTCTAATATTGCGCCCGTTATAACTGGATCGGTTAATGTTTTATTAGTTAAATTTACTGAATTTGATATTGTAACTACTTGAACCCCTTCAATAGTTACTTGTCCAGCAGATGTTCGCGCCAAAGTTGTATCATTAGCATGTCCTAATTCTATTGTAGTAAATTCTGGATTATTACTAAAATATCCAGAATATCCAGAAATACCAGAATAACCAGATCTACCAGAATATCCTGAAATACCAGAATAACCGGACCTACCAGAATAACCAGATCTACCAGAATATCCTGAATATCCAGAGATTCCAGAGTATCCAGAAATACCTGATCCTGAATATCCAGAGATTCCAGAGTATCCAGAAATACCTGATCCTGAATATCCAGAGATTCCAGAGTATCCAGAAATTCCAGAATATCCAGAAATACCTGATCCAGAATATCCAGAAATACCTGAGTAACCAGAAATACCGGAGTAACCAGAAAAACCAGAAATACCAGAGTAACCAGAGATTCCAGATCCAGAGTATCCAGAGATTCCAGAATAACCAGAGATTCCAGAGTATCCAGAGATTCCAGAATAACCTGAAATACCAGATCCAGAGTATCCAGAGATTCCAGAATAACCAGAGATTCCAGAGTATCCAGAGATTCCAGAATAACCAGAAATACCAGATCCAGAGTATCCAGAAATACCAGAGTATCCAGAAATTCCAGAAATACCTGAGTATCCTGAGATTCCAGAATAACCAGAAATACCAGATCCAGAGTATCCAGAAATACCAGAGTATCCAGAAATACCAGAATATCCGGAAATACCAGAGTATCCAGAAATACCAGAATAACCAGAAATTCCAGAATAACCAGAATATCCGGAAATACCAGAATATCCGGAAATACCAGAAATTCCAGAATAACCAGAATATCCGGAAATACCAGAATATCCGGAAATACCAGAAATACCAGAATAACCAGAAATACCAGATCCAGAGTATCCAGAAATACCAGAATATCCGGAAATACCAGAGTAACCAGAATATCCGGAAATACCAGAGTAACCAGAATAACCAGAAATACCAGATCCAGAGTATCCAGAAATACCAGAATATCCAGAAATTCCAGAGTAACCAGAATATCCAGAAATACCAGAGTACCCGGAATATCCAGAAATACCAGAGTATCCAGATATTCCAGAACCAGAATATCCAGAAATACCAGAGTATCCAGAAATACCTGAGTACCCGGAATATCCAGAAATACCAGAGTATCCAGATATTCCAGAACCAGAATATCCAGAAATACCTGAGTACCCGGAATATCCAGAAATACCTGATCCAGAGTATCCTGAAATACCAGAGTATCCAGAGATTCCAGAACCAGAATATCCAGAAATACCTGAGTATCCAGAAATACCAGAATATCCAGAAATACCAGAATATCCAGAAATACCTGAATATCCAGATATACCAGAATAACCCGAAATACCAGAGTAACCAGAATATCCGGAAATACCAGAATAACCAGAAATACCTGAGTAACCAGAGATACCATATCCAGAATATCCAGAAATTCCAGAATAACCGGAAATACCTGAGTAACCAGAGATACCAGAACCAGAATATCCAGAGATTCCAGAACCAGAATATCCAGAAATACCTGAATATCCTGATGGTCCTTGAATCGGTCCTATATTATTCCAAGAATCCCCATCCCAAACATATCCATCACCAGTAGCAAGAACAATATATAAATCACCTGTAAAAGGATTAGAAATTGAAGATAAATCTTCAAAAGAATTTACAGATCCTTTTAATGTTACGCTAGTTCCGTCTAAGCCCGAGTATCCAGAAATGCCTGAGTATCCGGAAATACCTGAGTAACCAGAATATCCAGAAATACCAGAATATCCTGAATATCCAGAAATACCAGAATATCCAGAAATACCTGAGTAACCAGAATATCCAGAAATACCTGAATAACCAGAATATCCGGAAATACCTGAATATCCAGAAATACCTAAGTATCCAGAGATACCAGAAATTCCAGAATAACCAGAAATTCCAGAGTATCCAGAAATACCAGAGTATCCAGAAATACCAGATCCAGAATAACCTGAAATACCAGATCCGGAATATCCGGAAATACCTGAATGTCCAGAATAACCAGAGATACCAGAATAACCAGAGATACCAGAATAACCAGAAATACCAGAATATCCTGAATCACCAGTCGAACCTATACCAACAGATACTCCATAAACTTGAGTATTTGCTTTCCATAATTCTACAACAACATAATTATTTGCATCAATAGAAACAGACGGAGATTCTCCTATCCATTTAATTCCATTTTCACCAAAAGTTACACTTGACCAATCAACATTATATGTCGTTTGGTCATTTATCATTAATGTAACACGTTCACCAGAATTAAAATTTGTTCCTAATGGTGTTCTATTATCACTTAAAGTAATTAATTGTATTGCACCATTACTAGGAGAAATTTCAAAATTTTCCCCATCTGGTATAATATAAACATAATCTCGAATAGCACCATTATTAAGTATAATACCATTATTAAAAATTGCAGAACCACTAACATTGGCAGCAATTAATTTACCTTGAACCAAATCAATAAAATTTTGATCTAATTCAGCATATGTTAA